CGTTAAACTATCTAAAACGATAAAAACAAAAACACAAATTCAAGAATTTACTAAAATATTAACTGATCCAAACAATTAACAATTGCTATTCTTTATGAGTAATGGAAGTTATAAGATTCTTATTAAAGACTCTCCGCCTGCCAGAGTGGCTTCATCACCTTATTCGGCGTTACTGGCATGGGCTTGGAAGAGCGCAAGGGATACTTTCTACTTGCTTAGGTACATTTGCAAAATTGTGTACCGGGGTCTTGGAAAAATTTTCGGCTATCGAACAACAGACCCTAGTAGTTGTGAAACACCAATTACAAAAATCGCCGAAATTGGAGTCGGTTTTGCAGAAGTCGTCGACAATTTATGCCGAAGGAAAAACTCGGGTTTCAGAATCATACCAATTTCAACGTGGTCAAGAATTATTGAGTGGTTTATCATTAGACCAAAAGTTGATTATAGGAGGTTATTTGACCATTCTATATCATCGGTACCGCTCTTATGGATTTCTGGAAACCATACGCACCGCATTTCTGCTACCTATAGGACTAGTAGCAACCGCCACCTTAAATGCGTTGTTAGCGAGCAAGGTTTCATTCCTTACCAAGTCTCGTGTTCTCTCAATGATTACACGGATTCTGACGGCACACGCTATTTTTATGGTCTTAAGGATTTAAAAGTTCCTTTTAAGAGCGACCTTGTTGACGACCGGCACGTGATTGTTTTATGTGATGTTGATTATTATGCTGACATGAACGCCATACTGTCCCTTAACAGGCCAGTATTAATGTATACGTTCTATCCTAAAACACCTGGAGAAGTTAGAAAGGAGTATGAGTATTCAATAACGGATGATGTAGTGAAATATACAATATTTGGGGGTGCAACCTATGAACATAATGTCTGGGATTACAGTGGCGACACTGTATCTGTCCTGGACGATTGCAATAACCTGATTGTTTATGATATTTCACAAAAGGAATTGGACGGAGATCCCGATCATCGAATTATTGGATTGTACCCCACTTGTAAATTACCATTCCCCTTTTGGTTACATTTTGAAGACCAGATTGGGTTGCAACGACGTAGGTTTACATATGGGGATTATTCTGTTACCAGGTCTCGTAATCAACTTTACATATCACCAAGCGGCTCACCGCATTCATTTACAATAAAGGAAACCTTATACACTGCACTCTTGTTGAGAGGAAAGTATAAACAGACAGTTGATCTCACACCTGCTGATATTGAACGCCACCTTAATTTTGACAAAGCTGTCACTGTTAATTTTGGTTCGGCGATTGCTGCAGCACATGTGAGAGAACTGATGAATCATCTTGACAAGGATATGATTAAAAATATACCAACCATCGTGGAAACAACTAAGTTGACTTGTTGTTATCAGACATTATCACCATTGATACATGAAGTAGGAAAAGAATCATGTGTGATGATCACAAGTCCACTGGTTTCACAACCAGCTGTGTTTCCAATGAAATCTTACAACAATGATGTTGCGTGTATACAAGGGCGTGTTGACCGGGTTAAGAACACGATCTGGCCAGCCCCAATTTTCGAGAATTATGCGAGTGAGTTTATTGAAAAACTGATACCGGAAGAAGTGATGAACACAGGATGCCCAC